CTGTATGTCGTCAATAGCACTCTTTGCACTTACTGCTTCATCAACTTCCTTTGGAGTCTTCTTTGCGAGTTTACCAATTTCCTTATCTGGATCAGTTTTCTTGTCTGCATGAATTGGCTTTGCTTTCATTCTCTTCAATTCTGCATCAGCTCTCTTGACATCATCATCTTCATCGTCGTCCCAAGATTCTTTGACATGTTTTTTTGCAGCTGCAACAGCATCATCATAATTCTTTCCCTTGCGAAGATGTAAATTGATAGCATCTTGCATCTTTTGTGACTGCTTACTGAAATGGTCGTCGTTCACATTACCTTCTTCAATAATTTTTGAAACAACATCAGCAACAGGATCTTTTTTCGTAAATATACTATTAAACATTTTTTTTACCTTTTTTTGTTATTTTTATACCAATTTTTTTATCTTGATCGTTATAAGACTGCATAGGTTCTTTGTTGGTTGATCCTCCTAGAACTCCACCAACTCCCATATCTGAGGCCCCGGGATCATCTATAGCTTCTTTCAGTTTATTTCTAAATGATCTGAAATCTGTATTTTCTCTATATGTTACATCACCAAGACCCGACATGGGATAAACAGTTCCCTGTTGTCTAGTATCAAACTGTGGACCAACACCGTCAACATTTCTAAGTCGTTGATTGACTGTGGGTGAATCTTTTAATCCTTTTTTCTTAGTGACTTCTTTATCTTTCGAGAAATTGGTATCTTTAGGTTTTGGAGAAACCACCATTTTAGGATCTTGACCTTCACTATATGTTTTAAATGTGTAAGTTTTAGATGGATTCTTTCGTGGTGCTTCGTTACCCTTAATCTCATCACCGTGTTTCGATTCACCACCACGATTGTCTGGAATAACGTCACATGGTCCATCAGCTTTATTTTGATTCAACTTAATCAATACAGGTTTGGATGCTTCCGAAACAAAAAACTTGTTAATTTTCTTATAAGTTAATTCGATATCTTCTTCTATTTGTCCCAAAGATTGATTGTTATCAATTTGGATGTAGTTTTCAAAATTTTCCTTATATATCGATTTATTATTTTGTGATTGTGTCCATTTACTATGACGCAGCGACTCATACATCATTCTTGACAACTTTTCATTTCTACTTCTACTAACAAGATTTGTGGTATTAACAAAAATCATTAAGGTATTATAACCGAACTCTTCGAGTTCTTCTTTTATGTAAGAAATTCTTCCAAAGTCATCAGCAGGAGCATTGATTATTAGTGGATAATGATTTCTGATAGTTTCCCTGCGAAAATCATTACTCCTCTCAAACATTCTTTTTTTATCTGCAAGATAATTATAAGCTTGCATATGATTTACTTCTGTAATATCAACATGAGATAGAATCTCTCTGATAATTACATCCTTACCTGATCCTGGTCCACCAGAGACGAAGATGGCTTTGTTTTCACCAAATATGGAACTTTTGTTCTTATTATGTGATATTACATTGATGAAATCTTTTAAATTTTTCATTTACTTTTTAGTTCTCTGCTGAATTCTCTTCACAATGGAGCGAACCATACCCATACTGAGATTTGGATGGAGTTGTGATTTAACCAAATCAATATCACCTTCCCTTGCAGCTTTTCTAACATCGGAAGCGTGAACTCCATCTCTACCAGACGCATCTCTCATATTATTCTGATCGTGTCTGGTCATAACATTGATGGAGTCGAATTTATATCCTCTACCATGTTTATCGAATTGTCCGTTATAAGAATGAAGACTATTCTTCATTTGTTCAACACGATCATCACCAAGAACTACCGTTGCGTGTTTATATCCTTTTGCATGTAAGTTTGCAAGAGAATGGAATATACTAGGAGACTCCTTTGATGATGTGTGGAAAATATGTTTTTGGTCTGGATGTGCTTGTCTCAGAACAGCAACTTTTTCATTTCCTGTCAATGGATTTTTGTCTTTGTCGTGAGAATGACTAACAAATACATGAGGATCGCCACCAATCTCTGCCGCATGATCTGTTACTGCATCAACAAGATGACTGTGCTCCTTATGCGGAGGAGAAAATCTACCAAAAGTCAACACCGCATGATTGCTTTGTGGTTTGTAATTTGTTAGTGACTCATTGAGTGTTATTGCAAAAAGTGATTCTGTGACTGGTTTTCGAAATCTTGCGTTCATATTGAAGTTGTTTCTACTGAAATCTCCACGATTGACCAACTTCAATGTATTGATCGTGGGATGTTCGGGAGAATCAAAAGTCCAACCTTCTGCTCCAGTTTGTCTATATGATCCGTCTTGATTTTCTAGATGATGAGTAATTTTACTTGTAGAATCATGCTTATTGACAAGATCAACTAAATGATCTTTGGCAGCAACAGTTGCAAGGTGTACATCCATTGCATTATTTACATGTTTTTGATTTTTAACAATATCAGAAAGTTCCGCATCTCTTGCAGCAGTCTTTTGTTGTTTTGATTTGTCAGTCTTTACCTTATCTATTGCTTTCTGATGAGTCTCTGCCACATGCTGAATAAAATCTTTTGCATTTGGTGTAGATCCATTTCTTACAGTATTATTAATATATGTCTTGAAGTGATCTCTAATATGCGGTTGACTAACATATTCAAAAGATTGTTGCGGTGTTCTTCTGATGATATCGGAAAGATTCTTCAAATGCTTGGATGTTTCCGGAGTCTTCTGAATCTTGGGTGCAGAAAGATCCATGTTGTAAACATCCGGGTGTTGAGCAATATCACCACTTTGTAGAGGTAGACGATTTCCCCTTTCATCAAAAGCACTATGCATAGCAACGCCAACTTTAGCGTTTTTTATTCTTGTTGATTCTGCGTCATCAGATACAATATTTTTAATCGTGTTTGGTTTGAATGCTGCTTGACCATTCTTATGTTCCACTTCATCCGGGGTGAAAAGAAACTCTCCCGAAACATGTCTATTGCTACCAGATATTTTATGTGCGTTATCCAACAACGCATGTAATTTTGATGCTAATCCTGGTGCATGACCATGATTCTTTTCGATGTCATCATGTGTGTAATTGATCTTAGGTTCTTTATTGTCAATTGACTTTGTAGCAACACCTTTATTGCCTTGTACATTAGTGAGAATGTGAAACGCGAGAGATCCGTCACCCTTCTTTTGTAAAGGGTGACGATTGTTAGCAGTATCGTGTAGAAGTTTGTGTGCAGCAACTGCACCTTCTTTGCCGTGATCTAAAAATAACTCTTCAGGATGTCTGTAATGACCTCTGGATCCGCCCAGATTATCATAGACAGAGGTTTCCTGTAAATAATGCGAAAATGACTTCATTAAAATACCCTTGAATATTGCAACACACTATGGTTACTTATAAGTGTATTTATATTACTAGAACACCACATAATATTGATCGTGGCCACAATCAGCCAGAATCAATTGATCTTTTGAGAATTTTTCCAATATTGCTTTTCTTGCACCTTCTAGTGGATAATCATCAAACCACATTATTCCACCCTTAACCATTAGTGGTGCTAGATAATCAATACAATCAATATACGACTTGTATTGATCCACATCAATATGTGCGAAAGCTATGGGGGGCATCTCCACAACACTATCAGGAAAAATACCCTTGATCACATTAGCATATGGAAGAATACTTTTAACAGTTTCATAATCGGCATCACCAAAATCACCCACAGGATGAGAATCGATATCGTCTTTGAATGGTATTCCTTCAAAAGTATCATACAAGAATATTTCTCTTCCTTGTTCTTGAGCAATTTCGGTCATTCTTGCGGCTGTACCACCCTTATACACACCAACTTCAACAAAACAACCATCAGGTGATTCTCCAACTTTTCTTACAAGACTATCTATAATGAATGATGAAACTGCACTAATAGGATAATTCATACACACCCCTTAAATTGTTTTATATGTCCACAGATTCTCTTCAGTTTTTAGAGGAGAATAATATTTGTAATCGCACTTATTATGTGTGATGACGGCCAGATTGTTATCTTTCTTGTTCAATTGATACGGTAAATTGAAAAGATAATAGTCACACTCAACAGAATCGAACAAACTTTTGAATAATTCCATTTGTTCATTTAAAATATCTTCAATGATATAGATTCCATCATCCGACAATTTACTGAAAGCATTATCAAAGAAAATCTTGTTGGCTTCAAATTCATGTAATCCATCATCAATAATGATATCAAATGTTTGTTCAGGAAATTGTGTTTTCCACAAATCTTGAATTGTATCTTTTTCTAATTGATTAACATAGAAAGTAGAAATTCTCTTGGCGGCCGCCTGGAATAGAACTCTGGTATCAACATCAAGTCCAACAATATTCCACTTACTGTATAGGTCAGATACCGCATACAGAGATGCGCCCGGTGAACCGTTAACTCCCATATTGGAAGGAACATCAATGTTGTTTGTTCCTAAACCAATCTCTAGAAAGTTGATCTCTTTATCGGCATACTTCTCAAATAATTTCTTGTACAATTGAGAATAATTGTGCCAAGTACTCTTGTCAGAACCATACTTATCATACAACCTACACAGATCAGTTTTAATAGTTACATCATCACTATTCAAATGTTTTTCAATCAAATCTTTCATATATTACCTTTATTGTCTATAAGTTTCTGGTGACAAATACCATCTGCCTCTTTCTCCGGGATTCATATCATACCATTTGGGATTACCACTTCCGTGCCAAATTTCTAAATCAAATCTGAGACTATAACCATGACCAAACTGATCTTTGAAATCGTTTTCTATTGGAGTTAATAGTCTTTTGCATCTGTTGATATATGAACTTTTTGCCCAAAAGAAGTTTCCTGCATAATATGGATGTATAGGTTCGGCAGTTAAAAATGCCGCACCACAAGTGTCATATCCTTCATCCAATTTCTGTACACATTCTTTCCACTTCTCCACACAAAAATACTGCATATACTTTCTCCAGTTATAATTACCTGAGGTTCTAGTAAATGCTCCTTTATTGTGTATATAAAGTGCGTAGAATTCATTTGAAGATTCATTACATTCTTTCTGTAGTTCCAGACAAGTGGTATATTCATACCACTCTTTATATGAATCATCAAAATGTCTGAATTTATTATTAGATGAATAATAACTTAGATAATGAATCAAATCTTTGTAGTTATCTTCATTATAATGTGAACAAAGAATAACCTCAGACTTATCAAGTAAACCTGAAGTTTTCAACAATTCGATTTGTTCTAATGTAATGTCGATATCACCTGTAATATCTGTGGCATGAACAAATACTTTAATTGTCATTACATAGTCCGATCTTTCCAAGTTGTCGGTGTCAGATCTGTTACAATCTCGAGCGGATAAGAGTAATCAAATTCCTTTACTCCATGTTCTCTGATGTATTCAATAGTTTCACGAACACATCTACGAATATCTACTGTTTGACTGTAACCGAGAATATCAATAGCCTTTTGTGCCGAACAAGAAGCATGTTTAACTTCTCTTGGACGATCAGGTAAGAACAACGGAGGATCTTTGAAGTCAAGTTCTTCTGCAATGATCTCTGCAAGATCCTTAATTGTAACAATACCTTCATCCGGACCAATATTGATGACTTCTCTAACAACAGTAGGATCTAATGCCAACTTTTCAAGACAGAAGACACAATCATCAACATGCGAAAAACAGCGAGTCTGTAATCCATCACCATAAATTATAGATGGTTTTCCTTGTAGATTACGATTAATCATGATACTCATAACGTTACGGAAAGGATCATCATATCGTTGACGAGCACCGACGATGTTATGTGGCACAGCAATATTCCATTCCATGCCATGAGTATCACACAACAGACGCAAAACTTCTTCACCTGCAAGTTTAGCAACACCATATGGATCATTAGGTTTTGGCGTATCAGATTCATAAAATGGAATGATGATATTTCCATAACGAGCCATCGAAGAACAGTATACGAATCTCTTCACCTTATTCTGAATTGCAGCAGAAATGGTTGCAACAGAAGCTTCAAAGATATTCTTTGTGATGAAACTGGGACTAAAAACAGAAAGACCTTCATGAGCAGTTGCAGCTGCATGAATTACCACATCACTGCCTTTCATTGCTTCTGACATTGCGTCTAAATCACAACAATCGATCTCATAGAATGTTGCCTGCTCAGGAACATTAACCAGATATCCACCAATGAGTGTGTCGTTACCCGCAACTTCATGTCCTAATTCCAACATCCTGTCTGCAAGATGACTACCCAAGAATCCTGCAATACCAGTAATAAAAATTTTCATCTTATCTCCTCACAAATTATATAAACTTAGAATACCATATTTTCCATGAAATCCCAAACTCTTTCCGACCCAAGGGTTTGGTTTTCCTGTCCATGGAGATATATATGAATGATTTTCTATACTAAATCTGTCTGCGATTTCTGTTGGTGCATATTTGATACCGAACTCTTTTTCGAACTGTTCCTTGTATAATCTGCAAATCACCACATCTTCTGGAATGAATTTTCCACTCTTATCTTCACCCGCATACATTGGTTTATCGACTAATTCTGATGTGAATTGTTTATAATCATGTTTTATATCCACTTTCATGAAAGCATCGTATAGTTTTCTGGATCTCCAAGAAAATCCACCGTTTCCAACTTGACCATCATCCCATGTTGCACCAATGTAATCGTATTTAAAGAAGTCATCAGTCCATGCTTCAGGATTAACAGCATAACCGTCCCACTGCACAACGATATCATAATCTTGCGTACAAACTCTAGGACATATCTTCAGAGTTACATACGAATAATCCAATTGACCAGACATTGTGCCAATTTTCACATAAGTCACAGGAACTCCATATATGTGATCAACAATAGGTTTATCGCTATACCAATATATTCTATCCACAAAAGTTTTTTGTGTAAGTGTCTCTACAGATCTTTTAATTGCATGTAGAGATTTTTCATAATTCAATGTATCTACGCATGATAATGATAAACTCATATTATTTCCATTCATAACTTCTTATATAATGAAAGTGACTACTTCTGTTTTTGGAATAATGTAAATCAAAATCGAAATCTATAGGTTTACCATCCCAAATTTTCATATCGTCGTCCCACATAACGTGCGTTTCTTTGTGCATCAAATCGGATAATATTCCGATTCCTGTAAAAGTTGTGTAGAAAGGATTCGAATTGTATTTTATCAAAGAACAATTATACACTAAATTGTCGGAATAGTCAAGATAATGGAACTGTTCACCATCAAATTTTCCACTATTTTTTAACACCCCATGTTGTCTTCTGATGTCAAGATTTGGACATTCGGATGGAGACCATCGATCACCTAATATTATTTTGTCATCTAGATAATCCATTTCTTCAAATTGTGGAACATACAAATCAAAATCATTATCTATTTCAACATCTAAGTCATATTTGTCATTGAAATAACTAGTGTATCTGTGAGAAGCTCTAGCACTTACAATGATATCCGGATCTTTACCATGATCGTCGGCAATGATCCATTTTTCACATGATGGCTTTTCGTGCATAAAAAACACATCATCAAACATATCCTGATAAAGTAATAAATCTTTTATACCTTTAAATATCTGTAATTGATCTCCTATACCAAATGACATCTTCTCTCCAGTTTTTTTATATAAACCGGACAGTGCAGGTAAACAATGGGAAAAGTCACCCAGATTATGAATTCTTGGAGAGTATACTGTAATCATATATTTGAGTTAATTAATTCCCAATTAATACCAGGTGACATATGTAAATCAATCTGTGATGTTACTCCAGGAATACTAGTCCACAATGGAATTGCTTTATTATGCAGATGTCTGAATAGGCCACGATCATTAAGTCCAAATCTTCTTAGATCATACTCTATTAACTTGTAAATATCTTCTCTTATTGCAAATGTACAACAAGTAGATTCTGATGTTCTCCAATGGGTATCACTTTCCTTATCAAAGCAAATTTTCAATTCATAATAATCATCGTCTGTTCTGAAGTATCTATCCGGATGATCATAACCATTCACTAGACCAAATTTGGGTAATGCTTTTGCAATTCTATCAATCGCACAATGCAGATGTAAATAATCATCCTCAACAAAGTAGATATCACCACCAATTTCATTCGCAACATCAAATGTTTTCAATAAACTACTGAGATTATCTTTGTCATAAATTTTCACTACATCATATTTTGATGGTATCGCATTCAAGAGTTTTCCTTCAGGACCATCATGGACAAAAACCACTTTACCAATACTCTCGTTTGCATAATCAACCGAATGGAGAAATGATTCCAAACATTTAAATTTATTAAACCACAACGGTCTAATATCTCTTAGATTACCATCAGATTCATTTTCACACAGTCTGTAAATAACATTAAGCATTATTATAGTCCTTAAAAATTCTAAACCAATCGTCAGGAGTATTATATCTCAATTCAAAAAGTTCCGGTTTCGACAAGTATGACATTAACATCATAGTCTGATCATCGTCAATCATATTGTATTGAATTAACACATTCATATTATATAACATTAATTGCATGAACGTTGGCCAAGCTTTTATTCCACCCACAATATGACATCCTTGAGTATAAACATCGCCTGTTTTAATGATGTCTGAAATTGGACGATCTTTATCAATTTCTCTCATATTGAACATATGTATTTTTTCTGCATCAAATGGATATTTCCATTCCATTTTCTTGGGTAAAGTTTCCAAAGAACGAATATAACCAAAATCAATCCATGCGGCGAGATCAGTAGTAATTACATCAGAGTTAATCGCGTGAGTTACATATAAGGATTTAAAAATGTTTATCAATACATAATCCACATTCCAATATTCAATAAGATGTGGATCGTTCACATTTTTCCAGAATGACTCATCATCCATAATTTGTTGTATTTTTACTTTGACATCTTGCATATTCTCTGGTAGATAAGATGGCAGAACCATAACGTTGGTTCTATCTCCCAAACCTTCCATAATTCTTATGTTGCGAATTCTTTCTGCAAATTCATTTGTTGTATAAATCACCATATCATTCTTGATTTTGGCGAGATTTTTAAAGAATTCGAAATAAGTTTCCACAGATCGATGTTGGTGATTCGGTAATATTCTACCCCGAATTGTGGCAGGTAAATTACCGCGGCCAATATCAAAGAATGCGGTTACAATTGTAATATTATCTGTCATATCTCTTCTCAATTACATTTTTCCATTCTGGTACTCTGTTATATTGATGCACCAAACAATATTTTTTACCTTCTAAGTTATATGCAAATTCACCATCCCAAGTTGGTTCACAATCAATAATTTTTGATCTGAAACTATCTATCTTATTTGGATCAACGGTTGTTCCACATTGTGCAGACCAAGAATGTGTGTGGTCGGTGAAATTGGTAAAATCTGACCAAGGTTCCATAGACAAGATCACATTAAGTGCGGCCTGATCTGGTCCACCACCACCTGGTACATGCAAAGGTGAACCTTGACATGATAGGAACACATTCAAAGCCAAATCTCTAATTGCACCATGTTCACCAGCAAAAGAACCTGCATTGTAAATTGGTCTGTCAATCATTGTTGATAAAATATCATCACCAAATGACAGTTTCATATTCTGAAGACCCCAAGGTTCATCACGATATTCGAGTCCTTCACAACCAACACAAATTCTATGACCCCAACCCATATTGAGTTCTAACCATTCGGAAGGATTAGATTGGAAAACAACATCAGCAACATCAGTTGAGATTACCCAACGATATTCTTCTTTTAGATGACTTAGGATATACCAAAGATGATAGAATCTATGTACTACAATATTGAATGGTTCTGTCTTTTCAAACTTAATAATCTTAAAATCTAAACTATCAAGTTTGGAAATAACATCATCCCCAATGTCATAACAAACAAGATATTTGTCACCTTGAAAACCAGAATCAATGAGCGAGTATACCCAAGGCTTTAATTTGTCAAAATTATAACCAGTGATAAATCCAATTACAGCGTCTTTCTCCATGGGAAAACTCCATTATATTTTTGTTCAACGATTTGATTATTATGTTTGAAGAAATCAGACTTAACTGCATTGGTTCCTCCACCCATACGATAATTTACAGTATATTCACCAGTTCCTTTGTAGGAATCAAAATGTTGGGATAGAACTTGATGAAATACTCTGTCTTGTCCCCAACCACCATGCCATGCGGATGCCACCTTTGTGGCCACATCGGTTCTAATGCAGTAACAATTGGTGTCTATATGTTTATATTGAAATACTGGATTATGAATACCTAGAGACTCACAGTTGTCTTGGCATACAAATTCACTATTATGTTCACAAATATTTCTTAGTGAATATGTCCATTGTAGATTTTCATTCTCAATAGTTGCAACACAAGACTCAACATGATTGGGTTTAAACCAACAATCTTGATCTAGATATAAAACATAATCGGTATTAACTAAATGTGTGAATGCAGCATAGATTCTATGTCCATAAAATCCGTTTGCACCCACGTTGTTGGGAAGTGTACATACATTTAAACCGGATCCGACAAGATCCATATGATACAGTATTTCATCAACCTTGTCAACATGTTCTAAACCATCAATAACTAGATATGTTTCAGTTTCATATGTCTGATTGATTATACTATTTAATGCCATTTCCAAATCATCAGATCCCGTTGTCGGGACAATCACTGTCGCAGTCATAATTTATCCTTTTCCTCCACTACATTGTTCTTTCAATAATTTTTCAAAATCATCACCCAGAGTTGCTTGAAATTGGGGTTGTGATGTAAATGAACCTTTATATCGTATCTCTAAATCCAAAATTGTCGTTGTGCCCCATTTAAGTTGCAAGAATATTTTTGCGGCCTGAGATTTTGCAGACTTTTCTTCGTTTATTTCAAGTTTTGGTTTTTGTTTTGCTGCGTGTTTTTTAATACGAGAGAGTCCACACAATGTTGTTCGCAATGAGATTGCTGATGCTTTACCTATTTCTATTTTTCCTGATTTTGATATATTTGCAATACCAGTCATCAAATAAAAACTAAAGTCGTTTTCCTCGATATCCTTGGAGTCCAGTTCATCATATAATTTTTCTTTTAATATTATATCTATTAAAGTATCACTGAACAATTGTGAGTGTTCGTTCAGAACGGACACGAAAGTCTTAAACAAATCATTGTTTCTTTGTGACAATTTCTTGTTGACAAAATAACGCATAGATTTGGGATCTTTTGTTATGCTGTCGCCACCACCCAAATATCCACCAGGAAGTTTTGCTGATCCCTTAGTGTCTATGTATGCATATTTCCCGAATTTGTTTTTATCTCTCTTACTTGCAGTGAATAATTCTTCTTTTGATAGATTTTTAAAATTTGATATATCAGATTCTAGAATATATCCTTGTTTTACAGATTCAACAACTATATTTGAAAAATAATCAACTCTTTTCTTATATAATTCTTGTTTTATTTCATCAAACTGTTTGCCATTCAGTATGGTATCAAATGCTTTATTGATCAACGTTGGTGATGGTGAATTTACTTTGGGTTTCTTTTTTAATGATATACCCAAAAAGTATTTCTTGTCCTCAGAAACTAAAATGTCGGATGAATTATAATCTTTGAATGTTTTTGTGGATATTCTAAATTTTTGCACATCTTTTGGCCATACGTTACCCGTCATATAAACGTAGGGTATAATCGAACCTCTTTTGGGCAATTTTTCTTTTATTGCTTTTGCTGCGGAGATGCCAATTGCGAGATCTGTTAACATTTTAATGTCGGATTCGTCCATTGTCTTTAGAAATCCAACTTCAGTGGAAGAATCGCCAAATACAACCTTACTTTTACCAGACTTAATTTTTTCTCTGGCATTGATCATCAACATTTTCAGTTTTTCAAGACTCTCGGTGGCATCATCAAGTTCATCATTTGAATACTGCAATGCTGCCGCAGTCATTATTTCCGATGCTTCATATGCCATTGATAGACCTTAAATAAAACTATTTATCTAATGTTTATCTAATGATGTCAATGTGTTTGCCTGAAGTCCAAACCTCAAGTTCATCTCTCAATCTTCCATCATTTTGTAGATTTTCATACCTGTTTATCGCCTTCTTTCTCCACCAGTCAATAACATTATCAAATTCCATCTTATCGTAATTGTCACCTTTAATTAACGTATCAGTTTTATTATTCACATAATCAATAGAATTCTTGAATCCATAATCAGAAACATAGTATCTCTTCTTCTCAATAAGATTCTTCGCATTGTCAATTATTTGATCAAATTGTTCACATTCAGAAGAACCCTTCAATGCAGACTTAACCAATGAGATAATCTTTTGTGTTGTCCTTAACTTCCTACTAGAAACACCAGGATCAACAATATCTCCACCAAGTCTATTCTCAACAAAATAAATCAAATCTTCATATGGTTTACCGTGCATCATAGGTAGAAAATCGGATGTAGTTAATCCTTTGAATCTGATTATCGGTTTCATTCCATCATATTGAGATACAGTCTTTGAATTACCATAGAGTGAAGTTGTCTCGAAAAGACATAAATTCATGTCATATTTTTTATTACAAATTTCTCTGATTTTATGTGAACAACAAATCGCAGCAAGAAGTTTACCACCAAGATAATTATAACCAAAAGGCTGTGCAGGAACAATAGCAAAACCCATCATGGTTGAATTGTTAAATCTCGTTGCAGTATCTTTCTGTTGAGAAAATACTTGTTCGAGCATATCATTTCGAGGTTTACAATTGATCATCGGCGAACCGAGTCTAATGAAACCCACATACTTATCAGTATTTGTTTCTTTCACTGCAAGACGAATATTTCTTCCAGGTGAAGAATTGTTGACATGGGATGAAGTAATACGTAGAAGAGTTTCCCACTGTTTGGTAGGTATTTCCAATACACTAAAGTTCATATCATTAGGATGCATAGAGAAATCACTAAACAATTCTTCTTCTGGTGGAAATAACGAATTGGTTGAAATCTCAGATAAAGACTCCAACTTTTGTTCTCTCATGTATTGATCGATGTTTTCGAAACTACCAAAATAATCATTAAAAACTTTGGAGACATAGATCGCATCTTCTTTAGATAAACTCATACTTTAAAACCTTCAAACTTACTTTTAGTCTTGTCATCAAATTTCTTATAACCAGCATCAGCGATATCATTTTGTGCAGAATTCTCCACATCAAACAACTTCATCTTACTTCTGTCAACACCCAAAGTGAATCTTTTTAAATATGTTGGATCATTATACCGATTTTTTAATTGTTTCACCATAATCTGTCCTAACTCTTCCAGTTCTTCCGAGGAGATCAAAGCAAACATTAGATCGGCGGTTGCTGGTAGTCCGAATGATTCCGAGGTATCCTCCAATCCAGGATCAGAGCTGTTAAATCCTGCTCTTGTAGTCTGTGTAGCACTGACAACAGGCACAGAATATTCCACCGCAAGTCCGCGAAGTTCTTCAGCAATGGATTTGACATAGGTATAGGAATTAATGCTTGCACCAGGTTTAATACGAGAAGAAGTGCAGATATTAAGATAATCAATAAAGATGATATCAGGCTTGAAATTGCGTTTGAGATGTAGTTCATTCAATAAAGTCCTAAAATGAGATGTGGATGCAGACGCGGTTGGGTATTCTTTAATAATCAATTTACCTGTGGTTTTACTCTTAACTCTTGCAACTTTTTTATCATAAGTTTCTTTGTCGAGATTAACCAATTCATCAACTTTAACATTGAGTAGATTT